GGCCGATCCGGCCTTGCTGATCCAGTACACCAGACCTGCTATGGCTGCGGCTGCCAGGACTGCCCAGGCGAATGGCGACACCGCATCAAGCGCTACATTGGCCCCGGCCAGAACCATGGTCTGTCCGGCTGCGAAGTCCTCTGCCTCACCAAGACCAAGCATGCCGATCGTAGCTAGGCCGACGCCCTTTATCATCTGGATCAGACCAGCGCCGAACATGGCGCCGTTGAAGAACGTCGCGCCTTCAGCCGCCAGCCCGAACTTGACGCCGAGCCCGACCAGAGCATTCCCCAGGAAGATCGCGCCGGTAGCCAGGAGCCCCAGGTACAGTACAGCACCGTGGGCGGTTAGCCCGAGTCTGATGATCCACTGAGTGATGGGACTAGCAGTGACAGCCTCTAGAGCGCCGGTAACCTGCTCCCAGGCCTTGAGGATGACCTGTGCATACCCCGGCATCGTCTTGAGCAGGTTGCCGAGAATACCGAAGAGGTTCCCCAGGACATTACCCAGGCCCAGGATATCTCCTGGTCCATTCTTCAGGAATGTTCCCAGTCCTCCGTTCACCAGAGCCGCGCTAGCCCGCGCTCCTAGCTGATCGAGCGCGCTGCCGGCCCCGACCGCAAGGGTAGTGAACTCACCCGTCTTAGCGTTCATTACGGTGAGCGCTTCGCCGAACAGCTTGTACACGCTCGGCTGGACCGCATTCGCCATCTTCACGAATGCGCCGCTCATCGGATAGATCGCCGTGTTCAGAGCGCGCGATACATTGAAGACCGCAATCATGCGGTTGTAGATGTCGCCTATGGTCGGGGCAGCTCCGACGCCAAATGCGGCAAGCGCGATTGTGGCCGGGACGATGACGGCCAGGAACTCCGCGACCCAGTCCACTAGTATGTGGACCGAGGAGGCTGTAGCCAGGATGGCCGGGACGCCCATGCCGGTTAGGACTCCGCCGAATAGCTGGAACTTGCCTGTGAGCCTGCCCCATCCAATCCCGAAGTTATCGACAAGCGGGACGCCTGCGAGCATGGCCGTGTTCAGGCCGCGTGTCTTGTCGGCAGTCACGCCCATCGCAGCGTTCAGAAGCAGGGCATCATAGTGAGCATTGTCGATCGCCTTGTCCCAGACGATATTGGCCTGGGTGGCCGCCTCCCAGAGTCCGGCGCTCGTGAGCAGAGAGCCGTTCATGAAGGCTAGCTTGGAGTTCACCTCGTCCAGACTTAGTCCGAGAGCAGTGAAGTCCGAGCGAGCTGTAGTAAGGCTGGCCAGCTCGCTCTCCGTCAGGCCGATGTTCTCGGTGAGGCCACGCGTCAGCCCGAGGTGCGGGAGCGCCCCAACATCGAAGGTGACAGGGATCTCTTCTGTGATACCATGCAGACGTTCGAGCTGGTTTGTGAGCGTAGACTCACTCAGGTTGAGGTCGACCAGATCACTAATGCCGGCCTGCTGAATGAGACGCTTGAGAAGGTTCAGTCTCTGGGTGATCACTCCGGGCTGGACGTTAACGTCCGCTATGTCGGCGATCCCCAGAGACTGCATCTTTGCCTTGAGGGCGTTCAGCGCCGAACTCATGCTCGCTACGTCAGGGACGATACTGCCGCCACCGACGTCCCGAGCCGCTGCCTTGAGCGCCTCCATCTTGGCGATGGCCGAGGCGAAAGCCGGACCGCTGAGATCGTTAGCGGTAATCCGAATCTCTACCTCGTTGGCCATCTAACTTTCCTCCCTCTTTGCAAGCGCTAGGATGTTGAGCATCCGTATCAGGTCGGCATCCTGTTCGAGCAGTCCTCCTGGCTTCGGAAGGGAATGGAACCTATCGCACAGCCCGATGGTCAGCTCGGCTTCGGCCAGTTCTCGTGGCTTAGTGATTTCCCTTCCAGACCGAGTGATTGCTCCTGGGAAATCGCGCCATTGGGTGATGGCAAATTCAAAGGGGCCGATACCGTCACCATCGCAGTCTGCCAGGCTCCGACGATCTGGTTGACCATCGGCTGCTCTTGTGACTGGACACCCTCGATCGTCATCGGGACCGGCGATCCGTCCGAGAAGGCGAGATTCCAGCTCACCAGGTTCTTCAAGAACAGCTCGACCGTGTTGGAGTTCTTATCGGCCAGTTCGGCCAGGTTGTCTGCGTGGCTGTTGCGGAGCATGGAGTTGAACTCAGCCATGGAGCAGCACTTGACCTTAACCTCGAGACCCTTGAGAGGAGTGTCGTCGAAGTTGAGGCTGTATATAGTTGGTTCTGGGGTGTATCCCATCTTCTTGTCCTTCGGTGTCGGTGTAATGGGGTTGCCCCCACCTGGATTGTTACGCCCAGGTGGGGACAGCGCCGTCAGCGAGCTGGCCCGGAACCTGCCAGGTCAGCTCGCCGGTGTTGGCGCGGGTGACCTGATAGTCCGTGTAGTAGCAGTTGACGGTGATCTGCGGGGTGCCGCCGGAACTGGTCGGCTGGACGTTCGTCGCACGGACAACTGTCGTGCTCGGAACAGTGGAGAAGACCGCGTGCGACAAATTCGCGCTCGGGTTGAACACGCCGTTCAGCGTAAAGGTGAAGTCCGCAAGCAGAAGCAGAGTCTCGTGCGCCGACTTGTCGATGCCGGTGACGTCCTGCGTAGCGCGCGGCGAGGTGATCGCCCAGTTGGTGCAGTCGTTCGTGATGATGCGGGCCACTGAGCCAGCGTCGGCGACAGAAACAACGCCTCCGAGTCCGCTCTGCTTTGCCATGTCCTACCCTCTCTCGTAGATCGTCTTGAGCTTGTCGAAGTGGCTCCATGAATGATCCACGAAGTCTTCGACATTCCGGTGAACACGTGTAGGAACACCCCGAGGATTGCCCCGGAAGTCTCCCTCAGCCACCAGGTAAAGTGGAGGCCGTCCGATCGGAACACGATGCGATGCGTGTGCGTTCCCGAATCCTCTGAATCCAGGTCCGTACACGAACTTCACCATCTGCGGCCCAACACGCTGCATGGAGTAGCGGCGAGATCGGTCATGGGTCAGATAGTAATACTGACTTTGTCCTAGCTCCGTGGACGTGTCACAAGTGAACACGAAGCCATAGACGAAATCGTCACACTCGAACTCTTCGCACGTAGCCGGGCGCCAGTGCGAGTGGATCGGAGCGCTCACCTTGTGTGTAACGAACTGCTCCGGGCCGGCATCAGGGACGAGACGGTTGTACTTATTGTCCCAGTGCATTAGAACACAACTCCTGCCACCGGGTAGCGAACAAGCGCGACGGCGAAGACCGCCAAGCTGAATGTGCCGGTAGTTGCGATCTTGATGAACTCATTGACAGTCGTAACATTGCTGACTGACTGCCGGAAAGCCCCGACAGCTGTCTGAGCCCCGAAGTCCATCAGAGTGGTATACGATCCGCCCGAGGTGGTGGCATGGGTGACGGTCACATCAACCGAAGTACCCACGAACTCGACGAGCTGGAGATAAGCCGCCGCGCCGAAGGCTGTGGCAGCACCTCCGTCGAAGAACGGGCCGGTGGTAGCGGTCGTGTCGGTGCGGAGCCCGGCAGTCATCATCTGGCCCCACTCAGAGCCATAGAAGTCTCCGTCGATCTCCACCTTGACGGTAAGGTTCCCGACATTGTCGCGTGTAGGGTCGTAGTTCAGCTGCTTGCCCTGGATACAGAACACAGGATTACCGATAGCGGTGCCTCGGAAGTAGGTCGCCAGTCGGCTGCCCCGAGGCAGATTCGCCAGAGCCTCATGCTCAGCCCCGAGCGCGAACCAGTTCCAGGTAGGCGCTGCCGAGTAGGTGAGGATGATAGTGCCGAGGGCTGGTAGCGTGTAAGTGCCGTCGAAGCTGCCCTGTGGAGTACCGTTGATGCTTACATTGGTTCCGGTACCGCCGATGACCGTGACCTGCACAGGGAAGTTGTATGTGCTGACGAGCGGAGTGCCCGAGCCGGGGACCCCAGGGTTGGTCACCCCATGCGTGGTCTCCCAGAACGAGGTGAACTGAAGCAGCCCGCCGCGCAGACCACCGACCCGAGCATTGGCGCCAACCTTGATAGGCGTCACGTCGATGGTCGTCATAGGAGCGCCGAGCATGTCCAGAGACGACACATCCCCAGACAGGTCGTATCCGTCGATGTAGAAGTTGTCGCCAAGTCCAGACTGCTTTGCCATATCAGCTCACCTGTATGAATATGTCGTTGAGAATTATTGGGAGTGCCACCGTCATCACTCGGTAAACTGTCTTGTCGATCTCGACATATCCGGCGTTCGCCGACATCGCCGTACCCTCGATACCAAGCACATCGATGTTCCTGATGTTCGCCACATTCCCGAAATCGAAGTCTCCGGTGAAAGCCGCCATAAGCCAAAGAGCAGAAGTGAGGATGCTGTAATCGATCTGATCGAAAGGCTCAGAGCGAAAGTTCATGTACAGACGAAGGTTCATCTGTAGCACACCCGAGGTGGCGGCTATACCAGAATTGACGGTCGGGCGTAGGGACTGAACCCATATAGAGCAGATCAGCCCTACGCCCGGCCCATTCTTCGGTTCGTGCTGATTGACCTGATCGAACCTCCCAGAAGCCTGTGCGTAGCTGACGATCTTGTCGAACACCGCCAAGACCGCAGCTTCATTCAGGTTGGGAGGAGTGGTCAAGGTCAGTTACCTCCCCAAGGGGACTTCGGACCCTGCGGAGGAACCTGGCCGCGTCCCAGAAGGAGACCGCCCTGGATCGCCTTCTCCTCTGCAGTGACCTCGTGAGCACTTATGTGCTGCATGCATGTCGGTACCGCAACGCAGGACATCGCCATGGTCAGGCCCTGCGGAGTGTTGATCTGCTGGTTCTGCCAGCTCGGAGCCAGGGTGACGGCCTCGTTGATACCGGGCAGCTCGAAGACCGGGAGGTCGGAGAAGTCCGGCTCCTCAACGTCGATGATGGTCTCCGGATCGAACTCCTGTCCAGCCTCGATGGCCTTCTCCTCGACCGCGTCCCTGGCCGCTGTGGCAGCCTCCATGCGACGAGAGGTCTTGATGACCTCCTGGTTGGCGAGCATGTTCTGAACGGTGACGTACTGCCCGACACAAGGCAGACAGAACAAACCCGAGTGAGGAGGCAGCTGAGACATCGCCTTCACGATCTCGAATGCCAGCTCCTGGTGGGCGGTCATCTTCTTGTCGGTGTCGCTCATGCGTTCATCTCCTGGATGTAATACGGCAGCTCAGCGGTAGCTATGTCTGCTGCCTCTATCTGAAGTTCCTGGGCTATGATCTGGAATGTGTGGTAGCCTGGGAATCGCCTCGGCGGGGGATTCCGCCGGTGCGGCCATACGATTGCGTTCATGTCGTCGATGCCCTCGATCCAGGCTCCGTAGGAAACGGGGTCGCTGGTAACGATGACAAGGTCTTCGTTCGCTAGGTAACTGTGGACGGATGCGGCCAGGAATCCGGCATTGGCCGGAACAGGGTTGAATTGCGGAGTGCCTCCATGGTGTCCTAGGTACATGTACTGTGTTGGAAGGTAAGCCTTGATCCGGGCGTCGGCGACTTCGCCCAGCTTCCTCTCGACGTGGATCTTGTAAGCCTTCATGATGCCGGTCCATGATCCATTGAAGACCGGACCGCGCGCGTTCACGGTGACATTAAGTCCCACCGCTATCACCGCCCAAACCAGTCCCGACGGTCCCCATGGCCCCACCCTGAGTAGCATGGAGCATATCGACAACATCCTTCAGGCCGCCAGGGGTGGTAGTGTCCAGCTTGTCGGCGATGTCCTTCTGCGTGGCCCGGAAGCGCTTCGCAGGTACAGCCAGAATCGGACTGACCACACCGGCAGAAACGACAGCCACCACGTCGCGCAGAAGGCCCTCGTTGACCAGCCAGTGCCAGGTAGCCGGAATCCACATTACGCTGCCGCCTTATTGTCGATGTACTGCGCTACTGCCTTCTTGACTCCATGCCTCGTGTCGGGATGATGCACGTGGCACAGTTTGTGTCCAGTTCCTTCTAGCTCGTGTGCGGCATGGCGCCAGCACCACCAGTGTAGCTGACAGGTGTGGGCACGCCATATGACGAAAGCATTCGTAAATACACCAGTAGCCACCGCATATTCCCCGACGTCCGAAAGACTCCCGGAGAAGGAGTTGTAATTGTGGACAACTCCGTTCGGGCAGGTCTTAGGAGTACAGTTGTAGCTCCCGGTGGCATATGCCAGCCAGTGCTCCCAGTCGTGGTAGAAGAACACCAGACAGAACAGGAATCCGAGTACGAATACGGGCCACAGGTCGGTGAACTTCTCGGGAAGCTGGAGCCTCATATCACACGGCTCCTAGCTCTGCGCCCATATCGCGTAAGGACGCGCTCTTCGAGCGTCGGTATTCCAGGGCCAGGCACAGGCTCTCGGACGGTCGTGCCATAGGTGACCGTGCCGGTGCTGCGGAGGGTAGCTCCGGATCCAGCGGATCCACCGGCAGTGTTGCCGGAGTAGGCGCTCGGCTCATTAGTCAGCGTAGCTATCGAGTACGCGATGGCGAGATTCTTGACGGCGCCAGGAATCGTCAGGATACTGATCGGAGCAGCGTTGTTGTGGCTGGCAGCTGTCGTGCCGTTCTGCCCCCGAAGGACGGAAAGGAGCCTCCTGGCATATAGCGTTCCAGAAGTGTGGGTGGAAAGGATCGACCCGTCCCAGGCCCGCTTCACCAGCAGGTTATTGCCCTGGATAGCCTGGACCAGAAGCCATTCCCAGTCCAGCATCAGAACCTCTCCGGCCGTGAATGCCGCGCCGCTTGGGACCGCCAGGATGTTGTCGGCTGCTGAGGCA